GATGCCCGTGTACGCGTCCGTATACCGGTCGAACGAATACGGGTTGATGGTGACCGCGTGCCAGGCGGACGCGGTGAACAGCGCATCCAATCCGATGCGTTTGAACAACATGTTGAGCACATCGCCGGCAGCGCCGGAAACCGTGAGGTAATCCTGCCCCCGATCGGGTTGGAGGATGCGGCGTGAGAGCAGGCCATGCCAGGTGGGGCCCTCCACGCTGCCGTCCGTGTTGCGCACGGTCACCAACCCGCCGTATTCGGTGCCGTCGATCATGACGAACGCGCCGGCCTCCGGCTGCGGCAGGCAGGTGAGTTTGAACGAATTCTCATCGCTGCCGTAGGCGAAATCAAGCGTGTAGTCGTCCACCGCGCGCAACGGCTTGTGCTCCGCGTCGGTGACTATGAGGCTGACCACGGTGGTTCGCTCCTCTCCTCGACGGGCGTGAGCTCGAACGTGTAGCCTCCCGGCCAGCTCACTTCGACGCGGCCCGCCGGCAACGGCTGGAAGACGTAGCTGCCGGAATCAAGGCCCGCGCCGCGCACCGCATGGGAGAACCAGTTGATGCGGTCGCCGGCGGCCGTGACGAACGTGACCGACTTCTCACCCTCCACGGCGACGACCTCGACACGCGCCCCGCCCGGGATATCGCCGGTGATCCGGTACTGGTTGCCGCCGATCGTGACGGTCGGATTCGAGCAGGGCCCGTATATGGTCATGCGGAACGGCATCGGGTCCAACCCGTCCACGGCTATCACCGGTGGGGCGGATGGCGGCCCGTAATCGTAGTCCATGTCATACGGGTGATCGAGATACTGGTAGGCGTCGGGGTCGCTGGGCGCATAGGTGACGGTCGGCAGGCTGCGTCGCCACATGCCCAATTGGGTCACGGTCAATTGGGTTTCGATGATGCGCGGCGTGATGGATTGCGGTTCGCTTTTGGTGATGAGCGCCCTGCACTCCCACACGTCGTCCACGCGCAGCAGGCCCGATATCGTGGAGTCCCTGGAGTGCGCGAGCACGTCATGGTCGGTGAGCATGCGCAGCCGGTCCAATTGGGTTTCGCCGTCCACGGCCTTCACCGTAAGCGTGAGTTCACGGGCCTGCCACGCCACACCGGTAAGGGTGCGCGCGCCGAGCGTGTACGTCCACGCGCGTCCTCTCAACGATGGCATCGTCTCCCCGTAGATGGGGCCTTCGAACGAGATCGAGCCGCCGGTGGAACACACGTACTCAAGCCTTTGCATAGCGTCGCACCGCCCTTCCGAATTCCCGCCCGTCGATGTTGATGCCCAACTGTTGCAGAATGAACGGCATATCCTCGTGGAACGCCTTCACCTCGGCCAGCAGCTCGTCCAACTGGGATTGCATGCCCTGCTGGTTCGACTGCGTGCCGTTGACCATCTGGCAGGCGTTGGCCGGCAGGCTCATCACGGGGGTGGGCATGCCGAACGTGTAGCCGTCCAACGTGAGCCCATCGGCGAGTTCGCCGAGGCTCCGGTTGACGACTTCCTGGCTGCGGTCGATGCCTTCGGCCATGCCCCGGCCGATCATCACGCCGACCTCGTCACGGAACACGCGTGACGGCGAATGGATGCCGAGCTTGTCCTTGACCCAGTTGAGCGCGTCCTTGGCGGCGTTGACGGCCGCGTTGACGAGGGTGCCGGCCGCCGAGGCGACGCCGCTGGCGATACCCTTGATGATGTTCATGCCGACGCTGCCCCAGTTCACCGACGTGAAAGCGTCCCAGATGCTTTTCACGATGGCCGGGATCTTACCGATCAGCTGCGGTATGGCGCTGGCCAGGCCGTTGGCCAGGGTGACGAGGATCTGCACGCCCGTCTGCAGGATCTGCGGCAGGTTCGCGGCTATCGAACTGGCGAGGTTGCCGATGATGGTGGGTGCCTGCGCGATGAGCTGCGGCAGCGCGTTCATGAGGCCCTGCACGAGGCCGAGGAGGAGCTGCATGCCGCTGTTGAGCAGCTGTCCGACGTTGGATGCCAATCCGGAGACGAGCGCCATGATCATGTTGAGCGCGGCCGGCAGCAGCGTAGGCAGTTGCGAGGCCAGCCCGTTGACCAATGTGGTGACGATGAGCACGGCGGTGGTCATCAGCTGGAGTGCGTTCGTGCTGATCGCGTTCATCAGCGCGGTGAGGATGGCCGCGCCCTGCGCGAGCATGGCCGGCAGGCTGGCGGTGATCTGCATGTTCAGCTGCTGCAGCAGTGTCGGCAGTTGCGCGGACAGCTGGCCTATCATCGCGAACAACTGCCCCTGCATGCTCTGGTCCAGCATGCCGAGACCCGCGACCAACGCGGCAATGATGCCGGCTATGCCCATGTACTTCATGAAATTGCCGGGGCTGAAGAACGAGCCGAACAGGGAGCCGATCTTGCCCAATCCGGCCTGCAGTTTCGGACCCACGATGTCGCCGATGCCACCGAACACGTCACCCAATCCGGATACGACCGGACTCATGGCGGATTTCGCCTTGCCGGCCACCGATGACAGTCCGGATACGAGCTTGCTGTCCGAGATCTTGGAGAATATGCCGCCGAAGCCGTTGCCGACTTTGGAGCCCAGCACCTTGATGTTCGAATCGAATGCGCTGGTGAGCTTTCCGAATCCGACACCCAGCCTGTCCGCCACTCCGGCGACCGACTGGCCCACATCGGAGCCCGCGATCTTCGCGCCGAGCAGTCTGAACGGGCCCGTGAGCTTGTCCGCGCCCTGCCGGATGCGGTTGACGGCCGACGCGAACGGGTCGCCGTCCACGGCGAGAGCGTCGCGGATATCCTTGTTGAAATACGATTTGAACTGCTGCAGGCCCGTCAGGCTCGACTGGAGCTGGCCGGGCATCTGCTTGAGCTTTCCGGTGAGCTGGCCGATCCCGCCGTCGCCGAGTTTGCCGAGCGTGTCGAACACGTTGGTGATCTTGTCCACGTTGCCGCCGACCCCGGCGAACAACGTGAACGCTCCGGCCAATTGGCCGAGACTGCCGACGATGTCTTGAACGGTGATGCTGCCGTCCTGCAACCCCTGGCTGAATTGCTCGATGAGCTTGACGGCCCTGTCCACATACGGGGTGAGCTTGCCGTTCAACTGCTCCACGAACGGTGTGAGCTGGCTTGAGAGCGCGTCCACGGTCGGAATGGCCGCGTTGAACGTCTTGCGCAACGATTCGAGCGCCAGCTTGCCGGGGCCTTCGCCCAATCGGCTGAGAGCGGCCTTCACGTTCGCCAAAGCGCCGCTGAACGTGTCGCCGGCAGCCAATGCGGCTCCACCCCACCCTTCCTGCATGGCGTCGGCGAAGGTCTGGAAGTCGATTTTGCCTTTCGAGACCATGTCGGACACGTCTTCGGAGGTGGTGTTGAGGTGTTTGGCGAGCATTTGGAGGACGGGCACGCCGGAGCTCATCAGTTGGAGCATGTCGTCGCCTTGGAGTTTGCCTCGTGCGGCGACGGATCCGAAGATGGTGCCGATGTCGGTGAGTGATCGGCCCGAGATTTGCGCGGTGTCGGCCACGGTCTTGAGGACCTTGGTCATCTGCTCGCCGGATGCGATGCCGGCCGCCGATAGGCTGGCGGCCACGGTGGCGGCATCACCCAATCCGAACGCGGTGCCCTTCACACTGGCGAGCGCGTTGTTCATGATCTCGCTGACGCTGTTGGCGTCGTGGCCGAGGCCTTTGAGCTTGGCTTGCGCGTTTTCGATGTTCAGGGCGCGGGTGAAGCCGCCTTTTGCGGCGAGCGCGGTGACGCCTCCGGTGATGGTGCCGATGGCGCCGAGTCCGAGTTTGCCGATTTTGCCGAATGCCTTGCCGAGGGTGCCGGTGAGGCTGCCTCCGCTTTTCCTGGCTGCGGTGTCCACACTGCCGGTGATGTCGCCTTCGAGGGTTTTGCCGAAGTCCTTGCCGGAGGGTGCCACCTGCACGTATACGGTGCCGATGTCCTGTGCCATCGGGGTCCTCCATCCTGATAGTGGTGTTGGCTCCCCGATAGCGGTCGGGGCTAGTCGGTGATGTGGAAGCGTTGCTTGAGGAGTTCGCGGCGTTCGAGTCGTTCCTTACGCGCTTGGCTGGTTTCCAATCGCGTCGGCGCGAACGGGTCCGCGTGCCTGTCCGTCCAGGGTCGCCAGCCTTCGCGTTGCAGCCTGCCTTCGAGTTCGAACATGTCCCACATGGCGATTTCGGCCCCGGTGGGCGTGTACGTCCAGCCGGCGAGCGCCGCGAAACAATGGCTGGTATGGTTCCTGAGGATCTGTCTCGTGAGCCGCCATGCCTGGCCGATGCCGTAGTTGGCTTTGGGTTTCCTGTCCGCGGGCGCGTTGAGCCATTCGGCGAGCGTGACGGGCTTCCATGTGGTGTGGTATGTGGCGAGCCAGTCGGCGTCTAACGCTTCCCTGTGATTGGCGTGGAGGGCACTGAGGTAAACGCTTTTGGGTCGAGGCCGGATTGTTCGGCCCAGGTGCGCACGGTGGCGGTGAGCCATGCCATGGCGTGGCCGGTCTTGCGCAACGCGTTCCAATAGTCCGGACGCAACTGTTGGAAGTAGGCGAGGAACGCGCTCATGGCGAGCGCGGTCTGTTCGTCGGAGAGCACCGGCTGGCTTTTGATCAGCAGGATCACGTTGACGAGGTCGATGGGCAGGTCGGCACTGTTGAGGTTGGGCAGGTCGAGTTTGACGCCGAGAACGTCGAGGTGCACGTCCTCCAGCTGGTCGTCGTCGTTGATGATGGGTTCGACCTTCGCGTATTGGTTGGTCATGGCGGTCTCCTTGATACGGTTTTTCTTTTTTGCTGGTTTGGCGGTCGGATATGAGGTTCCCCGCATCGGGACCGCCATCCTGGATGCGGGGAAGAATCAAAAGCCCCGCGGGTGAAGAGCGGAGTCCCGCGGGGGAGGAAGCTGGTCAGGCTTCGGCCGCGGCTTCCGCCGTGGCGTTATGGGCTGCGGCTTCCGCCGTGGCGTTATGGGCTGCGGCTTCCGCCGTGGCGTTATGGGCTGCGGTGGATGCGGACGGTTCCACGACCATTCCCCACGCATGCCACTGGTAGCCGTCGCTGCCCTTGAACGTCTTGAGCGTCATGTTGTACTGGAGCAGGTCGGTGGATTTGAGGGTGATGTCGTCACGGTCGGAGACCTTGATCTTCTCCGCGTGGATGACGATGGGACGTTCCTTCTGGTCGATGCCGGCGATGACCATCGACATGGTCTTGGAGGTAGACGCATCCTTGACGTGGATGCCTCCATCCTTGTCCACGGTGGAGTTTGTGTAGAGTTCCACGACGCTCTTCTTGCCTTCGAGCGCGGAGAACTGGAACGTCCAGTAGCCCGGATCGGTCTCCGAATACACCACGTCGCCGTTGTGGCCCTTGATCTCGGTCTCGTCGCCCGGCTCCGGGTGGATGGTGGTGCCGTCCTCGCTGTTGTAGCCGATGGGCAGCTTGTTCGCCGGCGGCGTCCAATCGGCGCCCGCCGGTTTCGTGTATGTCTCGCCTTCGCCGAACAGGAACAATGCGTAGTCCTTGACGGCGCGCACGAGTTCGGCGTTGTTGCCTGAGCTGATGTAACTGTTGTCAGCCATGATGATCGCCTTTCAAAACGAATCGTTGGAATTATGGACTGCCTCAAACGGTGTTCGTCTGAAGCGGAGAATCAGATACGAGTAGATGCAGCCGTTCTCGTCGGTCATGCGAACCGGCCCGGAATCATGCTCGATGCTGATGATCGGAATCGGAGGCCACAAGCCGGTCAGATACAGTTCGATGCTGCTGGCAAGCTCGTGCGAGGCGTCGAGGTCACCGGTACCGTCGTCCCTACGCACCCAGATGGAACAACGGACGCGCACGTACTGGCTGATGGGTGTTGCCTTCTGCTGCGGTTCCGCCACGATCACGCATTCGGATTCCGAATTGTTCCTGCTGCGCAGCGTGCCGAACACGACATCCGGGAAGCGTTCGCGCAGCAGGTTCAGCAGGATTCGTTCCAAACGGGGTGTTCTGGTGGGAGGCTGGAACACGCTCATGCGACCACCTTGCCGATCATCTGCGTGAGCACGCCATGAGCGCCCTCCACCGCGGCCGGACAGGTGGCCACCACGTTCGAACGGTCGGTGTCCTCGTTCCGATACACCTTGATGGACGGATGCACTTCGGCCATGCCCTCCATCTGCTCCTGCACACTGTCCATGACCGGTTTCACGGCCTCGTGCAGCACCTCGGAGCTGAACGCATTGCGGTTGAGCACAACCTTGACCTTTTTCGCCATTTTTCACCCCTCCCTGACGACCGCGCTGACCACGTCGCCGATATGACGCCCGCAGCGCCACCATTCGAGCGGCGGACCATCCACCATCAACGGTTTGCCGCGCACCACAAGGCAATCCGTGTCCAGGATTCCCGTGGGCTCCCCGCGGAAATACAGGGTGAAACGACAGGCCACGCCCTGCGAGTCCGCGCCCGGGGACTGCGAGGCCTCCACCGGCTCCACGAAACCCATGAGCGTGGCCACATGCCGCATCTCTCCCTGCACCGGGTTCCCGTCGGCATCCATTTCGGCCGCGCCACGATACACGTCAACACGTTCCATCAGACCACCTCCCCGGATGCCATGTCGATGCTGAAGGCGCGCTGGCCACCCAAGCCGAGCACGGTGAGGTAGTCGTTGTTCCATCGCAGGTAGCCGTCCGGCGAAGCCCACGAGTAGGAGTTGGAGAAGGGGCCGGTGGTCTCGGTGTTCTGCGTGACGCCCGTGGGCACGCCGGACACCTGCTGCTCCATCGCGGTGCGCACCATCTGGCAGCACACAATCTCGAGGCCGCGCCGATGCGCCGTCCACCACGATTCCTCATGGGTCTCGGGGTAGACGGACACGTGGTTGCGGATGCTCTCGCTCGCATCGAGCAGCAGCTCGTCCGCCTGCGCCTGTTCGTCGGGGGTGAGCGTGTGCCAGCGTTTCTCCAGATCCTCGTACGTGGCGAACGGATTCGGCTGTTCGTCGGCCATGATGGAGCTCCTTTAGCCGATGACGCCGGCGGTCCTGAGCGAGCCGATGAGCGTGTTCAGCTGCCGTTTCGTCTCGTTCAGTTCGGCCACCACGGTGTCGAACTCGGCCTTGGTTGGCGCGGCGCCGGCCGAGACGGTTGCGTCGGCGGCGGCCACGTCGGCGACGGCCGTGCCCTTCTTCACGCCTCCGAAAGCGGTGAACGGCGTGCCGTCCGGGTTCCACAGGCGCGCGGGCACGTCCATGGCACCGGTCTTGTGTTTCTTCCTGCCTGCCGGCTGGATGATGAAGTCCTGGGTGAACGCGCTCATCAGGCACCTTCTTCCGTGGAGGTCTTGAGCACGGCGAACGCCTTAGGTTCGATGACCGCGTAGGAGAACATGGCCTCGGTGCGGTAGGCGATCTGGTTGTGGGCTTTGAGGTCGACGCCGGTCTGGTCGGGGTCGCCGTAGGGGATGATCTCGGACGTGATGTCGCGCACCATGCCCCATTTGATGAGGCTGAAATCGCCCATGATGGCGAGCACGTGGGTGGGTGTCTTGGCCTTGGCCCCGTTGACGGTGGCGCTGGTGGCGGCCTTGATGCCGTCGAGGGTGCCGACCTGCAGGTTGAGCGGGATCTCCGGGTAGTAGCGCATGCCGGTGGCGGGTACGCGGATCTTGCGCAGGCGGGAGGCCCACGTGCGGCTGATGGCGATGCCGTTGATGTCGTAGGTCTCGTTGAGCTGGTCGGCCAGGTTGTCGACGTTGGTGATGTCGTCGTCTCCGGCGGTGACCTGCATGGCGCGGGCCGTGAGCGCGTCGAATCCGGTGAGGGGTTCGCCGGTCTTGGGGTTGATGGCGTGGTAGACGACGTAGTCGAGGGCGCGGCCGATGGCCTCGGCCTGGTCGGCCTGGATGGACTGGATGATCTGGAAGCGGTTGTCCTCGTCGGCCCATTTGAGCTCGCTGGTGACTCGTGTGGTGGTCTGCACCTTGAACGTCTTGCCGCTCACGTAGTTCAGGTCTTGCTCGTAGGAGCTCTTGGTCTGGCCTTCGGCGGTCACGTCGGCCTCGGCGGCGCCGTTGAAGATCATGTATTCCTTGTCGGTGAAGATCTGCGGGCTGCTCGGGGACAGGGCCGCGATGGTCGATGTCTCCTTGACCTTGTTGACGACGGCCGTGGCGACGGTCTTGGGCAGGTGGAGTTTGCTGGTGTCCATTGCCATGATGTTGTTCCTTTCTGGGGGATGATTGCGTTTAGAGGTTGGAGAACAGGTCGTCGGCCCATGCGCGTTCGTCGGCTCCTGCGGCCTTGCCGTCGGGGGTCTTGCCCTGGTTGGGCATGCCCTTGGGCTTGGGGTGCGCGTACTGGTCGATGGCCTTCGCGTTCGCGGTCATGGCCTCGAGCGTGTCGCCGTGCAGCAGCGAGGCTGGCACTCCGGTCTCCTTGGAGACCTGCGCCTTCCACTCGTTTCGTTGTTTCTCCGCCTCGTAGGCGGCGTTGGCGGCTTCGAGTTCCTTGATGCGTTTGGCGGCCTTCTCGGCTTCGGACAGCTGCGAGTCCTTGAACTGTTGCAGTTCCTCGGCGGCCTTGCTGTTGTCCTTGGCGCGCTGCTCCCATTTGCGCGAGTGGGCGCGCTGCTCCTCGAACTTCGCCTTCCAGTCGATGTCCTCGCCGGTGTCGGCCGGGTCTCCCGTTGCGGGGTCGCCGGAGCCGCCTTCGCCCGCGCCGGAATCGATGAGACGAAGGTTGTTGCGGAATCGGTGCCAGTGCGGCATGTCGTGCATGATGGTTCTCCTTTGTGGTTGATGGGCCCGTTCCGGGCATAAAAAACCACCCGTGCGGGTGGTGTGGAGTGGCGGGTGCAGGATTCGAACCTGCGTGGCGTGATGCAGCCGATTTACAGTCGGCCCCGATCGGCCTCTCTGGCAACCCGCCGTATGGTAGAATCGAGGTAACGGGGATCCCACGTAACCGGCTCTTGAGACCGGCACATAATCCGGGGGGTTATCCCCGTTCTTCTATTTCAATACGATTTGGTGGAATCCTTCCGAGTCGAACACCCACAGCTCTTTGATGTGGGATTCATGACGGGCGTTGTACAGCGACAGTTGGTTGACGAACTTGTCGGGCAGTTTCGTGCTTCCGAAGTCCAGTACGAACACGTCCTTGACAACGCCCTGTTCGACGCCGCCGACGACGGCGTCGTTGATGCGTTGGGCCACGTTCCTGTATTTCAGGCTTGCCGGTGATTTCAGTTCGGCGTCGCATTCGTGGCTCAGCCAGTGGAAGTCGTTGCTGGGCTTGCCATCATGGCTTTTCGGTATCCACTCGTATTCCTCGCCCAGCTTCTGGAACTTCTCGAGGAACACGATCTCGTGCCGTTCGAGGATTTCCCTGCTCGGGTCGACGCCGACGGCGAGCTGGCGCCGGTACCAGGATTCCGCAGTGCCTTTTGGCTCTCCCTTCATTGACAGGAGTCTGACGGACTGCTCCCACGGCATGGTCGGCGTCGGGTAGACGCCGTCCGTGAACGCCATGGGATTGTCCCGGCGCATGCGCTTGAGCTTCTCCCGGTAGTCGCCACCTCCCTTGCTGGCTTCCTGCCACATGGCGGTGAGCCGTTCGGGGTTGTATCCGGCGAGTGTCTGGCGGCCCCAGCTGGGGACGATCTGGCAGTCGCAGTCCCGGTGGTATTGCATCTCCAAGCCTGCCGAGTCCTCGCTCAGGTAGGTGAAGCCCCGTGATGCGAGCATGGTGCAGAACGCGCATGTCCTTGCTCCACGCGGCACTCTTGCCCATCGTGGTTTCGACGGGTCGATGCGCATGTTGCGTTGGGTGGTCAGGCGTGCGGCGGCGTTGACCATGTCGGCGACGAACTGCATCGCGTCATCCGGGTTGCCCAGATCGGGCCACAGGTCGTCGATCGTGAGTCCCGCGCGCGACTGCCCGTTCTTGACCTGCGTGTAGGTCAGGCCGTTGTAGTCGGTGTTGTTGAAGCCGCCCTGCACCTGCCAGAGGGCGCGGTCGGGGTCGATGAGCCGCGTGTGGTCGAAGTCGTCGAGCCGGACGCCCGCGTATTCGCTCCACAGGCCGCGCACGGTGTCGTAGTATTCGTTCGCCAGCTGGGAGGCGTCTCGGGAGAAGTCGCGGATCGCGTCCTTGACGTTCAAAGGGTCGCGGTCGACCATGTTCTCGATGACGTCGGCCGCGCTCTCCCTGAGGTTGTCAAGGTCGGTCTGGTAGTCCCTGTACGCCCTGTCCAACAGCGGCTGCAGTTCCGGCGGGGCCTTCGGATTCGCTGCCATCAGCCGCCTCCGTGTCCTGCGGGTTCATCCGCTGCTGTCTGAGCTGCTCGATGTTCCTCTGCGCCTTCATCCGCTGCTGGTAGGCGCGGAACGATTGGAGCTCGCCGGCCGTGAGTCCGAGCTTGGCCAGTCCCACGTCGGAATCCGCCCAGTCGCCGTTCACGCCGGCGACCTTCGTGTAGTAGTCGGCGCGCGCCGCGTCGCTTACTTCGCGGGTCGGCGCCCACAGGGGGCGGATGCCGGTCAGGTCTGGCGGCTGCGGGCTGTTGTCGCGCAATTGCACGGCCATGCCCATGGCGTTGAGGAGCTGGCGGGAGAACATGCGGTTCTGCCGGTTCGCGGTGCGCGTCAGCTGGTTCTCGGCGGCGGCGAGCGCTTCGGCGCTGGTGGGGTTGGCCAGTCGTATGCCGAGTTGTTCGGGTGGGATGTCGGTTTCGGCCGAGGCGAGCATGGCTATGGTTTCGAGCATGTCGCCGTGGGGTTGCATCGATGCCTGGGAGACCTGTTTGAGTTCGGGGATGTCGCCGTTGATGTCGCGGCTGATCGCGTTGATGCTGCTGACGAGCGCGCTCCACGTGTCCTGTTGGAAGGATTCGCGGCTCAGGCCGAGGAACCATATTTTTGGGACCGAGTAGAATTCGGCGGATGCTTCCATGCGGACCATGGTGCGCATGGCCATGTCGGTCAGGTTCATGAGGGCGCGGTTGATGCGTGAGCGGCCGAAGGGGCGGTCCATCTGCTTGTCGTAGACGATGGGCACCACGGCCACGCGGTCGAGCCGGTTGTATTGGGGTTCCGCTTCCCACCCGTATCCGGTTTTCATGCAGGCGTAGTTGCGGCCGGGCAGCCATGCGTTGAATGCGGTGATGTTGCCCCATTTGTCGCTGTCGGTGATGGTCAGCGCGGCCCTGATGCGTCGGCGTTCGTTGTCCCATAGTGCGGCGGACCAGTCGGCCGAGCGCGGGGTGATGAGGATGCGCTCGTTGTCGTCCGGGTCGTAGTCGATGGTCAGGAAGCTGCAGGAGTGCTTGTAGCAGCTGATGACGGCCTCGCTCATGTCGGTTTCGAGCTCGTTCATGCGCATGATCTCGTCGATGCCGTGGTTGTCGGCCCCGGCGGCGGTCTCGAATCCCTCGAACACGCTCTTGTCGGCGAGCGCGCGCACGCTTTTCTGTGGCCAGCCGACCACGACGCCGGCTTTCTGGGCGACGATGTTCGGGATGCTGATGCCGAGGTTGTTGAATCGTTGTTTGGCGTCGTAGAACGCGGAGCGTAGCAGGTTGCGTGGGTATTTGTTGCGCCAGAGTTCCAGTAGGCGGGTGATGTCCGTCATGTCGTTGTCGGGTACGTTGGCGATGTGTGTCACGGACGAGGAGCCTGTGGACAGGTAGGGGTTGCCGAAGCTGATGGATTGTTCGCTCATCCGATCATGACCTCCTGTACTCGGTCCGGGTCTCGTTTGGTTATGGTGGTGCCGTAGAGGGCGAGCGTGCATGCCACGAGCGGGCTTATGTCGATGTCGCTGCCCATCGGGTTCCATCCGACGGCGCCGGATTTGCCGATGCTGCGTGTGGTGGCGTTGGCCACGGCCGTGGCGAGCGCCGGTGCTTTGTCGTCCGGCAGGTGGGTGAGTTTGCCGTCTCTGAGCATGTCGAGGAATTTGCCGCAGGCGCGGCCCATGTCGCTGTAGTTGGTGACGATGACTTTCACGTGCCGGGCTTTGAGGTCGGCCAGCAGGCTCATGGCGGGTGATTGCGAGTCGATGACCACGCTTGCTGTGCGCGGCCAGTGGTCGGCGATGTAGTCGACCGCCCATTGGGTGCCTTTGGATTGGGTGGACTCGAAGCGGCGCAGTTCGATGTGCGCGGTGCCGTCCCTGTGGTTGACGGCTCCGCCGATGGCCAGCGAGCTGCGGTCGGGTTTCATGTCGAGCGCGTATCCGATCAGTCCTTTGATGTTGGGTGTGCCGGTGGCGGCTTTCGTCCATTGTTCGGGGTTGATGGCCCGATTGGTGGCGGTTTCGTCCCAGATGCCCAGTGCCTCGCGGCGGAAGCTGTCCTTGCCGAGCTGGCGTTGCATGCGCAGCATGCTGGTTTCGCTGGTGCGGCGCGGGAAGCTCGGGTTGGCTTTCCTCCATTGGGCGCGGTCGTCGCTGTCGGCGTCGCGGTCGGCGGAGAATTCCACGTAGAGCATGTCGTCCTCGCCGGCGAGCGCCTGGCGGCGGCGTTCCGTGAACGCTTCGCCGGGGTCGGCGGGGCGCGGTGGGGTGCCGATGTAGAGGACGAGCGCGTTGGGGCTGGTGTTGGTGGCGGGCACCATGTCGCTGATGGCCTGTTCGGTCAGGATCTGTGCTTCGTCGAACACGATGATGTCTACGGCGTCGTTGCCTCGGGCGAAGCCCTGGGCTCGTGCGCCGAACAGTATCTTGCTGCCGTTGGCGAAGGTGATTTCCTGCATGCCGTTGCCGCCGCGCACGCCGTCGGTGCGGCCGGAGTGGTCGAGGTATCCGATGAGCGCGGGGTTGCGTACCAGGGTGCGCACGTGGTCGAACGTGTTGCTGTTGGTGCGGTTGTGGTGTGCGGTCCAGATGACGGTCAGGTTCGGGATGAGCGTGCACAGGATGACCACGAGGCTGGAGACGGTGAAGGTCTTGCCGGTCTGGCGGCAGATGCTCAACACCACGCCGCCGACGGAGGCGGCGAACGTGCCGTCTGCTCTTCGGCCGAGGATGAGCGTCAGCAGTCCCTGCTGCCAGCGGTCGTAGCGGATGCCGCATGCTTTGGCGCGCTTGTTGACCTTGGGGAACATGCTGGTGACGATGCCGGAGGGCATGACGATGTGGCGTGCGACCTCAGATAGCTTCGGGTCGGAATTCTCCGTCATCGTCGTCGTCCTCCGGATCTTCTTGCGTCGTCATGCCTTGTGCGGGGTTGCCTTCGAGCCGTTCGATTTCGCGGGTCAGGGCGAGCAGCTGCTTGCTGATGCCGGTCAGGCTGCCCGGCGGGGTGCCGGCGCTGAACATGGCTTCCTTGAGCCGGGCCTGCGTGCGTTTGAGCACGCTCACGTAGTCCTCGGGCCCGTCGTTCATCATCGCCTCGAAATCGGCGGCGGTGAGGGCGTCCATCGCCTCTGGCTCATGTTCCACGTCCCCGGCCGGGGCGGGAGGGGTGGTGACGCGGCTCATGCGCTTGGCCCTGCGGTAGGCGCGCTGCTTGCATTTGGCCGAACAGTACTTCGCTTTCTTTCCACGGCCGGACGGGGTGAACGGCTGGCCGCATTCCTCGCAGATCACCGCGCTCACCTCCAAAAAAAACGTAACGGGATAACGTAACGGCCGTCCAAGGCGTTACGTTTTGACATGCCGGGGAGATATCGGCCCTGCGCCCGAGGGGGCTTCGACCGGGGCGGACGGGTCTCCTCCCCACGTCACCAGTCGCCGCTCGTGGTCAACGGCATCGAGGTGGCCTTCAGGTCGGCCGTATACCCCTGTTCGAATGTTTGTTTGATGTGTTCGCGCGCCCATTCGACGCTGTGGTTGGAGCGGATGCGGTTGCACCAGCGGTGCGCGAGCCGGCAGTTGGAGAACAGGTATGGCGAGCCGCCTTTGCTGACCGGGATGATCTCGTCTACCTCGGGCGAGCCCGGCAATCCCGATGGCAATGATTTGTCCACGGGCCTGCCGCACAGGTGGCATGTGTCGTAGGCCGCCAGCACGCGGGCCGCGACCTGCTGGCGTCGCCAGCCGTTGGCATGACGCCGGTTGCCGCGCCGTCCGCTCATGACCCGGCCTTGTCGCACGACTGCTGCCATGCGTCCGCGAACGCCTGCACGGCCCGGCGCATGACGGGTTCGAGGGGGTCGACCACAATATGCCCGGCCGGGGTGACGCTCACGGGCACCGGGAGGGCGTCGATGTCGGCGAGGGCGTTCCCCTTGCACGTGATCTGCAGGCTGATGGTCGGCATGCCTGGCATTGTCATGGCGTCATCGCCTCACAATCAAATGAAAAGAGTGGCGGGGCGAACATCACCGGCGCTTTGGACGTGCCGGCGGAGTACTCTCGCCCCATGCAATGCGGTCAGATACGCGAAAACCCAGCCACGTGAGCTGGGTTTTTCGACACTTCTGCCACTGCAATCATCGGTTACAGTGACAATTTTGTCAAGCCGCTCCGCCGATCACGAGTCGGTACACGTCGCAATAGGCGAGGCCCTGAGGACTGGAGGGCAGCTTGCCTCGGTTGACCCACACGTTGAGCGTACCCCTACGCACCGGTATCCCTGCATCCGTGAACGCCTTGGCTATCTCAGCCGCCGACCCTCGCCTGGAATCATCCCAACACAACGTCTTGAGCCTACGCAGTTTGACCGTCTGCGCTCGCTGTTCCCGTCCGCACACGGGACAGGTAACCCACTGGTCTGCCGCGCCTGCGGTGAGCATCGTGGCGCACAGCTCGCACGTGCCGATCTCGCGTCGCTGCTCTGGCGGATCCAACGTGAGGTCGATTTTCCGGGCGATGCCGTTGATGGTCGCCATGTAGAAGCCGGCATCCGCGAACGTGGCGAGCCTGGGATGGCCCGCACAGTCGATAAGCGTGGCCTCGAGGTCCTCCATGCGTGGATCCTTGTGCCAATCCAAGGCATCGATGACATCCAAGCAACGCCACAGTTCGCGCGCCGTCGCATCGAGCATGTCCAGCAGGTCGAGCACGTCAAGCCTGATAGGAGTCGGGGGAGTGGCCGTCTGGATCCTGACGGGCGCGTGCCCGCCCGGATGCAGGGTCGCGTCCAGCGAGTCGTGCAACGGCGTGACGTCGCGCGCGAGTCGCAGGAGCGTGCCGGCGAAGCGCAGCTCGCACGCCGTGCACAGCGCGTACCCGTTTTCGATTATGGTGTTGCAGTTCTGGCAGTTCACGAAACCCCTCCACATCGGCTAAACTGGTTGCTTGCTGACATGCCCTCCGCCTCGTGTGGAGGGTTTCGTTTTTATCTGGTATTTCAGTTCATTCCTCGAACAGCGGCGGTTCGATGAACTCGACCTTGCATGGCGGTTTCGGCCGACCGTCGCCCTCGCGGATGATCGCGCGCACCTCCTCCAACGGCAGACCCAATTGACGGGCCGTATCCGTCGCGCCGTAGCCGCGCCCGTGCCATGCGAGCACCTTGTCGCGTATCGCCTGACTCGTCACTTCGCAACACCTCCCGTATGCGGATCAATCAAGTCGCATGACATGGCATCGACGCGCTCGCCGGTTCGAGCCTCGATGCATAGGCGGCGAACGTCGCCCGTGGTCTCCACCTGCTGCACGATGCGCTGGCTGGGGCCGGTGTCCATCGCGGCGTACGCGGCCAGGCCGATGGCGGATACGATGGCGAGTGCCAGTATCGCGATGATGATGGTGAACAGGAGTCCGATGGTGGATTCCACCGACCAGCTTTCGCGCCTCATCGGGTGCCTCCGGCGAGCGTGCTATAAAAACCGGTGGTGATTAATGTAGTTCTGTGGTGGACTAATGTAGTTTTTTTCATGGTCGTATTTCCTTGAGTACGTTGATGGAGCGGAAGAGTTCGGTGTTGAGTGTGGGGTTGCCGTTGGCGTCCGGTTTGATGACGGCGGTGAGTTGGTCTTGTGTCCAGATTCGTGCCGTGTGGCTCATGCGGGTCTCCTTCGTGGGGTGCAGTGCTCGTGTACCGGTTGGTTGTCCTCCATCCATTGGTCTTGGTTGTTGAGCCAGTGTTTGACGCATCGGGTGTGATTGTCGGGCACGGGCTTGCGGCACAGGATGCAGCGTGGCTTCATGGCCGGTCCTTTTCTGCGAGCGCCGGCCCCGTCATGAGGGTGAGGTAGTGCCGGTATTCCGCGATGTCCCTGTCCAGGCAGTCGTGGACGCGGTGCGTGGGCTTCATGCGGTGCTGGTATGGGTCTTGGCCGCAGGCTTTGGCTGCGAGGCGCAGTGCGGTGACGTCCAGCATGCGGTAGTGGAATAGTTCTCCGAATCCCGTCATGCAGAAGCGTTCGACCATGGGCAGGTCGAAACGGCTGATGTTCGTGCCGGCCGGGTGCAGGGTGTACGTGGCGGCCATGCCTTGGATGAACCACAGGGCCTGTTCGGCGATGACCCTGGGTGAGTTGGCCAACGGGTCGCAGGATTCGCATTGGGCGAGAAGCCCGTTGTTCAGGTGCAGTTCCAGGGCGGAGGGCTGCACGGTCAGCAGGGTTTCTCGGCCGATGTGCACCACGGCCTCGAACCGCCCGTATTCGTGCATGGCGTCCAGGCTGGTGCATCTCAACCCGATCTCCAGTATCGAACACATGTTCGCATCCGATCCGGTGGTCTCCGCGTCCATCCACAGCAAAGCGTCTGGTTTTTCGGGGCTCATAGTTCCTCCCCGTGGTCGGCGAGCGCGTCGGCGATGGCTTCGCGGATGATCCGGTGTTCGGCGAGGGTGAAGCCTTGGGGGATGATGATGGTTCTGGTGCCTACGGGTGTGTCGGGTGGGATGAGCATGGTCACGCTGGTGGAGTCGTCGCGTAGCGTGAAGTCCACGTTGTCGATGACACCGGTCATGCAGGCCGTGTTGTAGGTGTTGGGGTTGGTCATTGTTGGTTCCTTTCGTGTTCGATGAGGCGGTCGAGGCAGGCGAGGGCCGAGTCGGGGAAGCCTTGCCGGAGTTTCGCCCATGTGTGCGCTTCGACGTCGGGGATGGTGGGATCGTTGGCGAGGGTGTCGAGGATGGCGTGTTGTTGGCGTGTCCATGCGATCTTCTCGTCGTAGTCGATGACGCGGCAGAGGTACCATCGGGCTTTTTCGAGGTCTTCGACGGGTCGGCCCTTGCTGTGGTAGCGCCAGAGGTATTTGATGGCGTTGCCGAGGCAGAAGCTGGTGTCGGCGGTCAGTTCGATGCACTCCATGCCCGGGTGCGAGCGTGTGTAGTGGTTTGGTGAGTTGACGGGGTCGTTGGCCCATGTGGTGGTATGCATGCTTACCAGTCCTTTTCGAGTTCCCGGCAGTCGGGGCAGATGGATGACGTGGTGTCGGTGAGTGGTGCGCCGCAGATCGCGCAGATGGTCGGATCGTTGGCCGGTTCGGGTCGGTGGGTGGCCTTTCGGAGACGTCGGATGAGTTCGATGACGGGGTTGGGGCGGTTCGGGGTTGCTGTGTGGGCGTTCATTCGTTGCCTTTCTTGATGTTGATGTGGGTGGGGAGGTCTTCGGGTGGCGGGCATGAATGCCATTGGCCGTCGGTGTCGAGCAGTATCCAGCCGCGCCGGCAGCTGTACACGGGCACTTGGCTTGGCTCGGGGTCGTAGCTTTTGAGCAGGTAGCCCAATGCTCGGGCTTGTTCGGGGTGCTGGTGGATCCATCCGTGGCATCCGGTGCTGTTGTCCGTGCCGCACACGTCGATGACGTTCGATGGCGCGTGCCGTTCGGGGTCGCCGTAAGTCTGGCTGCGGCGTTTCCGGTGGTGGTGGCTGCTGCCGGGCCATTCGCCGTTGCGCAGGTATCGGTCGCAGACGATGCACCGGTTGTTTTCGCGACCTTCCACGAGGCGCAGGGTCGCGGCTGTGGGTTGGTCGCTCATGCTTGATGCCTTTCGTTGATTTCCGTCACGAGCCGTTGCGCCACGGTCTCCGGCTCTTCGCCGGTTTTGACGTGGGCCCAGAACGTCTGTTCGACGCTGTCCGTCCACGAGCCTGAGGGGACTTGGCTGATGGCGTGCTGGTTGAGCCATTGGCGGGTGATGCCGCCCCATTCGGTGTGTGCCGGTGTGTTTGACAGCCATTTGACGTATTGCCGGTTTTCGAGCCATTTGCGCATCGATGGCGTGAACCGGTCGCCGTCCTGGCGCACGGTTTGGGCGTAGCGGATGACGGCTCCGAGCAGTTGGCTGGCCTCGACGTGCGGCACGGTCGGGTCGCCGCCGGTGATGGCCCGCCACAGGTTTCGGGCCTGTTCCCGATTGCCGGTGTGGCTCGGGTACCGGTCCCAGGCGAACGCGAACGGGTCGGCCTCGGCCAAGGCCTCGGCTTCGGCGAGGCTCGTCACCGGCCTGGCGTGGCCGGATTCGGCCATGGCTTGGCTCGGCTCGGCCGACTCCGGTTCGGCGTTCGGCGCGGAGGGGGCTACAGGGGAGGTAAGGCTAGGTATGGTTAGGTTAGGACCGGTTGCTTCGTTTGCTTCGAAGCAATTGCTTCGTTTTGCTTCAGACGTTTGCTTCGGTTTTGCTTCACCGTTTGCTTCACCGTTTGCTTCATGGTTTGCTTCGGTCTTGCTTCGCGGTTTGCTTGAAGCACTTGCTTCGTTTTGCTTCGAAGCATTTGCTTCGCGTTTGCTTCGCCGAGACTCGCCCGAAGCGACGCCGCCGGCATGCCCGGCCTTGGCCCTTTTCTCCTTGAGTTCGCTGCCGGAAGTGCCGCCGAATTTCATCAGGGTGTCGGCCTCGACCACCATCCACCGGCCGGCGGCGAGCGCCGGTTCGAGCATTCCCGCGGCCTCCAGTTCCGTCACCTGCCGTGCGTTGCCTTTCAGCGAGCGCACGACCGTGAGGTCGAATGCGCCGTCGAATGCGGGAAATCGCAGCTGGTACGCGGTGTGCACGCACAGGCGGACCCATAGGCCCAGCGCGGCGTTTGATACCATGCCGGGCATGGTCTGCGGGCTGAAATTGAGCCCGTCGTCTATCTGCGTCCATGTCATGGCTCACTCCGCTTCATCGTCTTCGGGCAGATATTCGCCTTTGAGTGCTTTGTTTTCCTCGTCCGAGATGGGGTATCCGAGGTCTTCGAGCGCCTGATAGTAGGCTTGGGCGATGGTGATGTCGTCCTTGTCTGCCCACGTGCTGTGGTCGATGATGGCTTCCATTTGGGCGCACAGGATGAGCAGGAGCTCACGGTTCGCGGCCCCCTCCACGTTCTGGCGGCGATGCAGTTCCGTGAGGTTCTGCTCGCAGTAGAGTTCCACGTCGCCGTCCTCGATGACCGGCAATGGGGTGGTCAGCGCGTTGTAGGCGTCGAGCACCCTCTCGTCGTTGTCCCACCTGCGGCTGGCGATGAGGCCAGAATAGCCGTCGGTGCCGGTCAGGACGAGCAGGCTCAAACGGGTGTTGGCTTTGCGCAGTTGTCCGCCGTTGAACCGGGTGGCGTGCTCCCTGATCCAGACGAGACGCAATTGCGTGGCGTCATGCTCGAATCGTTTCCGCCGGTCCAACCGTTCCTCGGCCAAGGCGTTCTCGCGTTCACGGGCCGCGTCCCTGGCGTCGCGTTCGGCGATCTGCGCGGCGCTCATACGCGGGAACGCGTACACCGTGGTGTCGGCGACGCGCACCACGGGCCCGTCCGTCGGATGCTTCACCCGCCACTGCTTCCACCAGTCGGCCAGATCCTCGGGCCGGCCATGGAACACGTCACAGAACAGGCAGCCATCCGGCACCGACCACACCGAACCGGATTCAGGCTCCTCCACGACCACATGCAATTCACGCAACACGGCACGCACCGCCACACGCCACGCCTCGTCCTTCAACCGCTGGCGCAGCTGATTGGCCTTCCACGCCCAATTGTTCGACCCGGCCTGCGAAGCCAGCTCCCTCATCATGTCGGGATGCTCCTCGAACTCCGCCAACTCATCCAACTGGGAGAGGGACAACTGGGCGAACCCCTTCGACCCGGAACGCACCTCGGCGGGGATGCGCGCGATCCTCAAACGGCCACGCACGAACGACTCGCTACGCCCCGTCTTCGAAGCCAGCTCACTCACGTTCGCACCAAGGTCAAGCAGACCCTGATACCCGTCGGCCTCCTCCAACGGCGTCAGATCGCTGCGCTGGCAGTTCTCCACCAGCATCAGCTCACGCTCGGTCTTCGCATCCAACTCACGCACAACACACGGCACCCGCTCAATGCCAGCCAGCTTGCACGCCGCCAAACGACGATGACCAATCACCACACGAAACAGGCGCTCGCCGTGCTCCTCATGGTCGGGGGTTACCACAAGCGCCTGCTGCAATCCCTGTTCGCGGATGCTGTCGGCCAATTCGGTGACGTCGCCCACGTCCCTGCGGGGGTTGTTCGGGTTGGGGATGAGGTTGGTTACGTTGATGTCGATGATGTTGATAGACAATTCGTCGGGTCACTGCTCCTTAATCGATAGGTTCTGGTGTGCTGGAAGGTGCGGCATGCGCTTCCTGCGGCGGCGTTGGCGCTCGTGCTCCAGTTGTTGGCGTCCGTGCTTGCGTTTGCTCATGATTCCTCCTTGATTTCGCCGGTGTCCGGGTCCACCGACAGCTGGTTCGGGTCGTCCCCGGTGTCGGATTCGGCATCGGATGATTCGTCTTCGGTGTTTTCGCCGTCGAACGGGTAGTCGGGCACGCCCTCCACGGCCGACTCCTCGAACGGTTTGAGGCTGCGGTGCAGGTCATCGAGCATGATGGTGCGTCGGGCCTCGCGCGGATAGGTGAGCAGACGGTTGATGGCCTCGGCGCAATCCACGATGTGCTGGGCGAGCACGTCCACGTCGAAGATCGCCTCGGTCACCGCGTCGATGTGCTGGAACTTGGCCAGATACTCGGTCTTCGAACTCATCGGCTTGGCCGTGTTGACGGAACGACGCAGGTCCACGGCGGCCTGCTTGATCTTCGCGTTGCCCGCGTTGAAATCCAACAGCTTCAAGGGCGACATCTCGTCGGGTATCAGCGCGTCCTGCACGCCATCGGTCTTTTTCCTTCGTGACATTGAATCTCCTTAGAGTTCGGGGTCGGAATCGTTTGACGGGAAATCGTTGGAAACGCCGAACGCGGTGCCGGGCGTCGTGGCCGGCGCCTGCGCCCACGGGTCGCCTTCGGGAGCGCCGAGGTTCTGCGCGGGAGTCGGGGAGCCGTCCTGCCAGCCCTGTTGCTGGTTGGCGGGTTTGGCCGGGTCGCCATACGTGCTGCCGCCCGAGTAGCCGCGTCCGGACTGCACGCGCGTCACCTGCGCGGTCGCGTACCGCAGCGAGGGGCCTATCTCATCGATGGTCATGTCGATGACGGTTCTCTGGGAGCCGTCCTGCGTCTGATACGAATGCTGCTTCAGCCGGCCGGTGGCGATCACGCGCATGCCCTTGTGCAGGGACTGGATGCAATGGCCGGCCATGTCGCCCCATGCGGAGCAGCGCATGAACAATGCCTGCCCGTCCTCGAACTGGTTGGCCTGCCGGTTCCAGTTGCGCGGCGTCGAAGCGATCGTGAAGCTCGCCACGGTCGCCCCGCCGCCCGTGGTACGCAGCTCCGGGTCGGCGGTCAGGTTGCCGACGATGGTAAGAACGGTCTCTCCCGCCATCACGCATCACCATCCAACGCGCGCAGCAGCGCAACGGCGGCGGAACGCGCCTCGTCGGCCAGGTCGAACAGCTCCCAGTCGCCGGCGCCGGCCGCGCCGTCGGCCAGCAGGCTCGTCATGTCATACGCCCTGCGCGAGAGGCGGCGGCTGGCTTTCGCCACATCGTCCTCATGGTCCGCCGGCGCGGCGGCGAGCTCCAGTCGCAGCCCGGTATGATCCATCGCCTGGTCAAGCATGGACAGCATCACGGGCAGCGTGGGCTTGTTCGGCGACTCGGCCACCAGCGACTGCAATATGGTGGCGAAGGCCACCCGCGGCGTCACGGTTTCGGTTTCGGTTTCGGGTTTCTCGCACATCTATCCCTCCTTATGGGTTTTGACTGGTTTGCGTTTCCACAGGCAGACCGCCGAGATCTGGCGGCGTTCCCGGTCGACCATCACGTCCGTCCAGCGTGGCGGCAGTATGGTCAGTGGCCATGCGTCCGTGCGGTTGAGATGCTGGATGGTGGCGAGCAGGCTGTCCAATAGTTCGCCCGCGCTCATGCGCATCCCCGCGGAATCCAACGGCCATTCGAACGTGGACTCGCCCTCGGCGCGATGCTCGTAGTCGTTCGGCTGGCCGGTCATGCGCTGGCCTCCTTGCATTCGCGCAGGTTGGCGCGCATGAAGCCGAGCACGGCCTCCTTCGGGTAGAGGACGCGGCGGCCGGATTTCACGTAGGCGGGTCCCGTGTGCGTTCCGCGCCATTCGGCCAGCGTGGATTCGCCGATGCCGCTGAGCTCGGCCAGCTGGCGTGCGCTGTTCAACGGCATCAGCGCCTTTTCCAACGCGTCGAACATCGCGGGTTCTGTTTCGTCGGCCATGGTTCTCCTTTCCGGCCCGTATGAGGGGCCTTCGATGTCGGTGGATATGGGGGGTGGACCGTGCCGAATCGAACGGCTTCCCGCTGTTTGCCACGTACATGACACCGTGATCTCCAGCGGGGGCGAACCTGCCGGCCCCATGCGCCACACCCGCTGCTCCGAGCGCGGCGCGATGGTGTTAACGACTGTCCTTGTCGATTGCCGGGGAAGGAAAGAACAGGAACCCCGGCAAGCCTGTTATTCGACTCCCGCCTCGCTCAGCACAAGGCACAGGAGCCGCAATGGCGCGCAACCGAATCCCACAAGGGAGGCCAAACCATTGCCGATGGGATGCGCGCAACCGGCGTGCGACATCACCCAGCCGATGCAGAAGGCGAAAACCACGGCCCAGAGAATCAACCGGACCATGAAGCCGCGAGGCAATTCGTCGAGCTCGGGCCTGCGGTAGCCGCTCGCGTGCTGTCCGTAATCCCGGGCGTTCATCGTCCGGCCTCCGCGTCGAGGATTCGACGGGCCAACGCCACGAGCTCGCTGTGCGGCCCGCGCCACACCGCGTCCGTGATGCCCATGTCACCCAAACGGATTTCGTCGATGCCGTGGCTGAGAGCCTGATAGGAGAGGGGACGGTTCCCGTCCTCGGGGTTCGCGATGGTGAGTTTCTCGCTCATTGGTTTTCTTCCTTTTTATGCCGTTGGCCCACCTCCCCTAAGCTGGACATTGCCTAACTACCAGCAATGAGAGGAGGTGAAAAATAATGACGTATCGACTCGTGTTTGAGATGACCGCCGATAAGCGACGGTTTGTCGATTTAGCGGGAGAAGAGTATCCGTCGAAGATTCTCAATGAATTGGAGAGCGCCGCCGCGTCGGGTGGCGTGGTCTCGGTTCGAGGTCGGGCTCTCGGTGTCCCAGAGGGGTCTCTTATCTATCTCAATCCGCGTGCCGCCCTGTGGTGGTCGCTGGTTGAGATCGACGACTGACTCCGGCATGGCGGCGGCGCGGACGGAACGATGTCCGCCGTGCCGTCGCCCGTTCATGCTGATTTCGTAATCGAACTGTTTGGCGATGGCATCTCGCGCGTCGATCAGGTCGCTTTCCGACTGGGGATAGCCGATGATGAGAACGATGCTTCCGAGCCCGTATCTCAGGACTTTGAAACCGTCCCCTTCTTCAATGCGGGTGCTGACGGTTCCCATCACTTCACCTCCTTGCCGGCGAGTTCGAGCGAGACAATGAGGGCACCCACGCAAAGAAGGGAGGTGATTACATGGCGCAATGGAATATCCGTTTTAACGACGAGCTGATTGGACCGTTCGACGACGCCGAAACGCAGGCGATCTCCCAGAAGCTCACCACGTCGACCAGGACGCAAGGAGGGGTCGTCTTCAGCGGCAAGCTCGCGGATTCCGAGAACGACGTAACTGCATACTGGACGCCCGGATGCCCCATCAGCTTCGAACAAATCTGAGAACGGGCCGTGACCACGCCCCTGCGTTTGCACCGCAGGGGTTTCCTTATATCCGCTCATTTCTCACCTTCCTTTGCGAGGTATTGGACGATGTTCCAGATGCCCAGAAAAGCGACTACGCTTTTCTGCATGGTTTTGGGACAGATTGATTTGGGACAGATTCTTGTGACCGCGCTGGTCTCCGCAGTCGTGTCTTTCGCAGTGACGGTGATTCTGCGTGTATGGGATCGCAGAACGGTCGAATGGCTGGTCGCCGGAGAAGCGCATCCCACGTACTTCGCCGGTGAGAAAAAAGACATGGTGCTTAATCTCGAGTTGTGGAACACCGGTGATGCCGATGCGTATGACGTGAGGCTGATTAGGTGCAATGGCGTCAATCCGGATACCGGCAAGGAGTGGGAGTGTTGGGAGACATTCGAGGCGGGGTGCATCAAGGCCGGGGAGCATGTCGCTTTCACGATGAAGCCTTCTTTTGCGTCCTGGGAGACTTGTTGGGTGAAGGTCGTGTTTCGTCCTTCACCCGTGTATCGGCACGATCCACGGTGTTCCCGTAAATATCTCTTGTCAAAGGAGATCGGCAATCAGTTCGAATATCGTCCGGAGAAATCGGAGATGGCCGTGTATGGGAGAGGCAGGATTCCAGCACGTCCGAAAGATGCTTGATATAGGAGAAATGCACAATCTGCACTCTCGCGATTATGACAATCAAGACAAACTGCAGAACGTCGACAAAATTCTGGCCACTCATTTCGCACCTTCTTCGGCGAGCGCCGGGATGATGTTCTCGGCGGCGAGCGCGGGATCGGTGTTGTCGGCGTTGAGCGCGTTGGCGAGTGTTTCGATTGGGTCGCCGCCTGAGAGTTGTTGTGCGGCGATGTATGCGGCGAGGCTGATGTCGTCGCCGTCTAACCATTTGGCGACGGTCATGCGGTTGCGGCCGCAGGCTTCGGCGATGCTGGTCATTTTGGTTTTGGATAGGAGCACTCGGGTGCGGGTGTCGTGCACGGCACGTTTCGTGGCTTCAACTGCTGGTAGGTTAGACATGTGCTAGTTCCTTTGACTGATTGGTGGTTACGGTGAATGCAGCTGAGTATCTGATTGGCTTTTTCGAGGCCGGGACGACTGACGAAGCCGACAGGCAGGGGTATCGGTTTCCTGATGTCGTGCAAGCCCTCAGCGAAGTCGAGTCAGCGATTGACTCATGGGAGTCCATGGGTGTGGATGTGCATCTGATGAGGTCATGCCTTGAACGGTGGAAGAAATCGGCATTGAACACGTTCATGGACGTTGATGAACTGCAGTGGGACATGTCGATGTTCACCCATACGAAAACGCAGGAGAAACTTACCGACGGCGATCTCATGGGATTGCAATCCGTAGCCGAAAAACTATCGGCTTCCACCGTCTCGTACTCCGAGGATGCCCGGCAAAAAATGCGGAACATGATCGAGGAAGCCGTCAAATGCGTCCGTGCGGATGACAGTCTGCCCTCCGACTTGCTGGCGTACTTGTCCCGGTTGATTCGCGAAGCCAGCGAAGCGTTGGACGAATACGAGCTGACCGGCGACTTCAAGCTGTCGGTGGCGTTCGACCGACTGTGCAACGCATTGCGAGTGGCCGAAACAAAAACGAAGAAGCATCCCGTGTGGGAAAAGTTCAATGAGCAGTTCATGGTTCCTCTTATCGCTCAGGTCGGGGTGAACGCTGTGGTGTGGGGCCTGACTGCTGCTCAGGTGCTGCCTGCGATCGGTGGTTGACCTCGACAATCAGGTTGTTGACCGCCGTCATCTCGTACTTGTCAATTGCCTCGGCGGTCAGATTCCTCTCGCGCAACAGGCGACGCATATCCGTGCAGAAACCCATCACGAGATTCATGTACAGATACAGCTCCCTGACCGGAATCTTCCTGTAATCGATCCGTGCCATCTCAACCACCTCTGCTATCACGTGCTATCTAACGACGGTTTTAAGATAGCACGTGATAGCATTGTTTGCATGTGATAGCGTGTCGCGTATAGAATTAGTTCATGAAAAAATTTTCGTGGTCCGTTCTCGATCAAGCTGCATACAGAAAAGTGACTCAGCTCATCAAGCAAAGCGGATATTCAGACCGCACAATGGCCGCCAAAATAGGGGACATTGTGAGCTACAACCGCATTCGCGATATACGGCTAGGCCTCAAGGCCCCGGTCAGGATGTCGGAATATTTGGCCATTTGCGACGCTTGCGGTGCCGATCCGGTGCAAACCCTGCGCGAGATCATCACCGAGGCAAGACGTATGGAACTCGAACAACAAACCGCATCAACAAAGAAACCCGCTGGCGAGCGCTTTGTTGTTGATGACGAGCAGGCACGAGTGGCTGAAACTCTCCGAAAACTCCAGCGAGGCGATATGGACATCGTTGCCTACGAGGACGAGCACAAGTTCGACGGGGACGGTGACGAGCCGGCGTAAAGCCGGATGTGGTGCCATGCGGCGCCTTCGTTTTTCATGTCCGATCGCGATTTAATTGATATTAATTAGGCCATCAGCTACATTTATTTGACTTATTTCTCTCCTTATCTTATAGTTTCTATAACTAAGAGCCTAATCGGGAAAGAGAGACGGAACAATGGATATGAAATATAGGAGTTTGGCACGGTCATTCCATGCCGATAGGTCCAATGACGCCTTCAACAACCATGCGAAGCTTGCCCGGCAACGGCTCGAGGCGGACTCCACGTTCAGGACCGGGGTCGTCACCCCTCTGGGCGAACTGTTCGCCGCCACACCACGCGAGACATCCATGCTCACGGAAAAGATACTCCTCGCGGAACGGCGGGTATCCCGGCTCTGGAACCAGATCCCCGGCGTCATGCGCTGGGACTACATACGGCACTCCATCAGCGAGGAACTGTTCGCCACCAACGAGATGGAAGGCGTACGCAGCACCCGCAAGGAAACCCAGGACGCCGTGGACGCGGCCGACAAAGCTCGGAAAGACGGCGACGACCCCAAGGCTCGGTTCAGCGAATTCGCCAAGCTGTACCTGAACCTCACCGACAAGGACTCCGCACTGCCGGCGGGAATCGCCGACATCCGCGACATCTACGACAAAGTCGTGCTCGACGAAATCAACGAGAACGACAAGCCGGACGGCGACCTGTTCCGGAAAGGCGACGTGGAAATACAAGGCCCGCACGGCCTCGCAATCCACAACGGAGTCAAAGGCGAAGGCAACATCGGCGCGCTCCTCACCGACATGATCCATCTCGCGACCTCCGACGAGATTCCCCGACTGCAGTCGGCCATCATGTCGCACTTCCTGTTCGAATACGTCCACCCGTTCTACGACGGCAACGGCAGAACCGGCCGGTATCTCCTGGCCCTGTATCTGAACCATGATCTGACCATGCCCACCGTGTTGTCACTGTCCCGCACCATCGCGGAGAACAAGAACGCCTACTACAAAGCATTCATGGAGGCGGAGGACAAGCTGAACTGCGGCGAACTCACGCTCTTCGTGAACACCATCCTCGGATTCATCCGGAAGGCCCAGGACGAGCTGATCGACGAACTCGAAGTCAGAGTCGATCAGCTCGACAAGGGCTGGGCGGTCTGCGACCAGCTCGAACGGAAGCACGGCCTGTCCACGAAGGCGGTCTCGATACTATACGGCGTGATTCAGGAGGAGATGTTCGACTCAACCAAGTCCATGACATTGAACGATGCCGCATACCATATCAGACTATCCAAGCAAAGCGCGAGAAAGTACGTGGGAGAGCTCATGGACGCGGGCCTCGTCATCCAGTCCGGGAAACGTCCCCTGAAAATACGGGCATCGGAATCGTTGAAGGACATCCTTGAGGCCGGAATGGGCGAGGACACCGGAGAGCATGGCGGCAAAACCCAACAAGAAGAAACAGAAACCGTCCACGAGGATGATTCTGTATAAGCCAGTTATCCGGAAATACCGGATAACTCAGCTATCCGGAATTTCCGGACGGTTCAGCTATTCGGAATTTCCGAATAGCTGAACCAAGGAAGAATATTCGGCAGTTCACCCGTCAAATATTATTTGACAACCTCAACCCGCAAGCATCCACTACAAGTTCAAAACCGTTGGAAACACTGAATTCCATTCATTTTGTACACCACTACAAAATGACTGACCTCACTGGAAGGAACCATGGAGAGGACGGACAAGGGTGAACATCCTCGTGGACCCGGAGCGTTATCTGGTGGTGTTGGAACCGCATCCAGAGAAGCCCCGGCCATACTGCATGCTCGTCACCGCTTACTATCTAGATCAGGAACGCAGCTACAGAAAACAGCTGCGCCGCTACGAGCAGGCCAAGAATCGTGGAAAAACACCCACAGCTACATACCAAGTTTCTCCCAATGTATAAAGTTTATTCTCAATCAACCATGCGTAGAACAAATACATCAACGGATAATGTACTACATAAACCGGATAGGATATATCTCCCAAGAACTTGCATATCTTTGTAGACTGCTTATCCGTAGTAGTACCCGACGCCCCCAGCCACACAAGAAAAGGAAAAACCACAATTACACAAAAAGCTTCATAAATACCATTCATGCAAATCGGCTCCAATCCTTCCAGATAAGGAACCGAGAACAGCGCAATCAGTATAATAGTACATATCCAAAACGCCCCATTCACCTTCATAGGCTTGAAGTTACGCGACATCAACATACCCAATGAAAATGGGAAAAGCATACGCAAAGTTCCACCTAAGAAATTCACTCCGTCGAGTGTCCATCCCACTCCCATATTCCCATAACCAGACACATTGAAAACAGCGAATGACGCTAATGCCATACCCAGCATCACAACCAGCACAGCCAATGCTTTATTAGATAACCGACGAATGAACAACGCATAAAGAATATTACCTATATACTCAAAAAACAGGGACCAGCAAGGTCCGTTCAACGGAAACATCTCACCATTACCACGAACTTCATATCCCACACCCGGCATGGCAGGAATAAAGAATATTGTACAAAGTAAAGACAACATAATCATGGAAATAGCGACATGCGTTCCATCCCATTGCACACAACCCTGAATACAGAACGTAATAGCTCCCAAAACAGCACCCATAATTACCATCGGATGAAGACGGATCAAACGGCGTTTGAAAAAGTCTTTCATAGTGAAATTCTTCCCCCAACGGTCATCATACGCATAACCGATAACAAAACCGGAAAGCATGAAAAAGAAATCCACAGCAAGATATCCGTGGTTGAGAGTTTCGATATTGCCGGCACTAGCAAAAGCAAAACCTTCAAATACATGATACCATATTACCATAAGAGCAGCAACTCCTCTCAATCCATCAAGAAGATCATAATGAGGCTTTGTATCAGTAAATGCTGCAGAAGAGATTTTTTCCCATAATAAATTAATAGATTTAATAATTGATTCTTTTTAACTGTTACTAATAATTGCTGCAAAGTTACACAACTTAAAAGGCTTTTAAATTTGTCCTATGACAAAAAATCAGCAATACATAAATTATTTCTTAGCTCGGAGACGACTAAGTGTGGGAAGTGTTATACCCAAAATAAGATGCAATATACCTTAACTTCACCCGTTGGCATATCTGAGGAAACTGTTGTTTAAACTCCTCATATCTTTCCTTTGCTGGCAAAGTCAAGCCGTTTCTTTTGTGAG